ATTTGGAGTAAAGACCTGGACCGAGCACAGCACGGTGCTGCTCTCAACCCGCACAGCGTTGTTTGATTTCATTGGTTCAGCTCCATAAACTCCCGCAGAACCTCACGGGCAAATTCAAGAACATCATCCTGGTTCTCAAAGTCATACTTCTCAGCCATGGCCAGGATCTCTCGGTCATTGAGGTCATCGTACTTAGTGCTCTCGTCATATTGACGGTCCAAATTCCACTCGTAACTCATCTTCTTCTCCTTGAAGTTTGTCCAAATCTTCGATGGGCATCTCCACGGACCAAAACTGGATGTCGCATTCAAAGCACACTCGCCGCCGCTTGGTCCATCGAGGGTAGTCTTCCACTAGCCTGGTCTCCTTCACTTTGGTGTAGTGGTGTCCACAGTTTGGACAGTTCATGGCTTTTCAATAAGCCAGGACTGATGCAGGCTGGCCCAATCCGTTCCGGGTTCGCAGTTGGTAATGTGGAGCTTCAGCTGGCGCTCCTCAGCAAACTTGTTCACCGCATTAACGGTCAATGGAAAGTTGGCCGAGTAGTCATCGCCTGCAAAGAGCCCACCGCTTTTGACCTTGGGCCACCAGTCGGTCAGGGTCTTGCCATTCTCCTGGCCGGTGTGGGCGTACCCATCAATGTAGACAAAGTCAAAGTACCCATCGGGGAATAGATGGAGAGCCACACGAAACTCTGCCCGGATCAAAGTGCATTCACGGCGATAAGGATCCAGCCGCTTCAACGCAATCATGTATTCCCCATCATCATGGTTGCGCTCCCCGGTATACCGATCCACGCAGTAGTGATGACGAACCATTCCATGTTTGATGATCGCCTCACTAAAACCCCCTTCGGCCACACCGAGCTCGATGGTGATGGAATCAATCGGCAGCAGGGTTGGAATGTCGTAGCGATGCTTAATCTGTTTCAGTCGTTCGCTCAGGCTCATTGCTTCAGCTCCCTCATTAGTTCGCAAAGGTGGGCGCCCAAGTCCTTACCCTTGACCGCTACCATCTGAGCTTCCGGACAATCGTAGACCACTTGCGCTGCATCCTCTAGGCCCTGGTTGTAGCCGGCCGTGTAGGCGTCATGAGCATCAATAATCATCATCACGGCGTTGCGGATCAGCTCCGAGGCCTTGCGTTCCTTTGCAAGATCCTTGAGCTTGTTGACATACTCAGCCGGTAGATAGACCGAGTACGGGATTAGTTTTTTTTCCATTCCAGGTATTCCTTGTTGATTTTGGATAACCGGTCACGGGCTTCTGCATTTATCTTGAGCTCCGCACGAGACTTGATGCCCAAGTAACCACGCAGCCAGTTGGTGGTCTGCTCCTCGGTGGGTTCAAAGATCTCATCGGTCTCAAAGAGAAACCTCCAGAACTCCACCTCTCGACACAGCACACCCGCCAGGCGCAGAGCTCGATGGCCATCAAACTCCCTGCGATCAATTGGACTGTTGTCATCGGCCAGCCGAACCATGACGACCTGGTATCGGGCCCCGACAAAGTCACGCAGTAACTCATCGGGCACCTCATCAGGGTGGACATTCATGGTCAGCACGTAGCCGTCCTTGTTTTGTTTTAGGGCCATCTTCACGGCCTCGAACTGTAAGGTCTCCATATCAGAACGGGATGTCGTCATCGTCAACGGGCTCAGGTTCACGCTCAGACTTTGGCTCGGCTGCCTGGGTCTTTTGATCCACCGGCTTCACGTATGGCTTCTTGAAGGTCATTCCAATCCGATCATTGGCGTTGTTCCATGCGCTCACAGAGATCTGCACCAGCTCCCCCTCGGGGGTGTTGGCCATGCGCTCCTCAAGAAGATCCCGTGCAAGATAGATGTTGCCGGTCATGTCAGGTTGCTCCGACCTCTCTTTCCGAGAGTTGGGGAAGATGGATCCCGTGTTTGGTTTGGGGATGTAACTCATGCGGCCTCCTGGAATTTCTCTTTGGCTGCGGTGAACGAGGCCATAAGGTCTTTGAAGAACTCGGGGTCGGTTGCCTTGACCGAATCAAAGAGCTCTTTGTTCTTCTTGAAGATGTCCATCACGTCTGCCTTGGACTGAGCCAGGCCCAGCGCAACCTCTGCGGTCTTGCCTACAGTCTGCAACCAATCGGTTGGATCTCCCTCGGGCGGGGTCTTGGCCACCATCTGCCACGGACCTTCCTTCCCCTTGATCTCCGGGCGCTCAGCTGGCTTGGCCTCCACGACCTTGGGCTTGAGCTTGACCTCGACACTACCGGTAGTGGCATCCAAGGCGTCATGCTCCACGATCTCTAGGGCTGTGGTCCACAGATACCGGCGAAGATAGGTCTGGACAGCGCCCAGGTTCTGAACCTCGTGGCATCCCTTGAGCTCGGCCCTGGACATAGGAGAGGTGAACTCCACCCTGTCATCGCCCTCGGTGTTGTGGATGGTCAGCGTGGCCACATCGTTGGTGTAGCTGATCACTCCGCAAAGACCCACGTCCTCGAAGATCATCTGAATGGCCGGGATGAAATCGCCCAGCTCAAAGTACTCATACCCTGCGAACTTGTTTTTTCCGGACTTGTTTAGTTTGGTGTTTTGCAGCAGCACTCTTGCGAGTTGGAGCTTTCGGTAGACGTTCATTTTGGCGGTTTCGCTCATTGTTTCCTCTTGTGGTTAAGTGATCTTTCCATCGGTCGTCCAGGTCTGGACGGTTCTGTTCCATCCAGTTTAGGAACATCATGCAGCACATGGCGTGGGCCGAATGGGATAGGCCGGACTCAGGATCGAGATCCTCCCCTCGGTTGAACGCCGTGATATGACGCATGGCTGCAGCCACCAGGCGGCTGTACTCCAAACCATGACGCCAGTTGTGCTTGGCATACTTCTGTGCCCCGTAGCCTAGAACGTGGGCCAGCTGCTCCATAGCATGGGAATCAATTAGATCCATGGGTGCCTTGCCCATGTCGTATTTGACCCCGCTCATCGCACCGTCTCGTAAAAGCGATCCACCAGGGCCTCGGCATAACGAAACACACAATCAGCGTGTTCCTCGGGCGTCATGTCTTGGGGATCTATTGGTGCCAGGGCCAGCATGAATTTCAATAACAGCTCTTGCCTAGTTTCCATCTCGACTCTCCTGATAATCCCGCCATTGCTGGCAGTAATTGTTGACTGGGCAAAAAGATTCGCACCGGGTCCGGGTGCCCAACCGGATCTCGATCTCATGAACTTTTTCATCACAGGCTTTCTCGGCATCCTCCATGGTCTCGTAGACCTTGATGGCCCGAACGCCTCCCTTCTTCTTTAAAGCGTAGGTCGTGGGCTTCTCCCACATTTCCTCAGGCGTACAGGGTGGCAGCTCCTCATCGGTCTCCATGTGGAACTCACACTCGGAGTGCTTGCTGATCCGCTCGGAGATAAAGTCTTCCCGCTGCTGGTATGGCCACAGGTTGATGGGGATCTCTTTGACGGGGGACTGAGGATAGTCGGGGTTCTTGGCAGCCTCACGGCGAGACCAGTCACGGATGATGGCCACGATCCCAATCGAATCCACGATCTTGAGCTTGCAGGTCTCCACAAGCCAAGCGTAGATGTTGAGCTGCTGCTCCCATTCGATCTTCTCGTTCATCACCGCCCAGGCGCTGGTGGTCTTGTAATCCCGGATGCTGATGGTGTCAGGGCCGGTCACGATCTGTAGATCAATGGCCCCCGAGATCCTCCAACCATCAAAGGTGGTATGGAGCCTCTCCTCAACAATATGGTTGTCGTCCTTGCCATGCTCCAGGACCCCGTGAATGGCCGTGCCGAAGATCGACCAGACCATGTCGGACACGTCCTGCTCCAGCTCGTCCTCGAACTTCTTGGTCAGAGCAACGATCTTGGGACTGTTTAAAAGCTGCGTGGCAGACAGATGGGCCTTCCCCTTAGAATAGGTCGGGCGCTTCAAAACATTGACGAAGGTATCAGGGATACCGTGTTTGTTTGTAATCTTCAATTGAACCTCCTAGCAGTAGACGGTTTGAATTATGAGCAATAAAACTTTTGATGTCAACAGATGATTCACTCACCTATTCACCTGCTAATATACCACCATGATCACAAGCCTACATCTGCCTTATCCGCCCTCCGTTAACCATTACTGGGGAACCTCAGGCAAGCAGCGTTTCATTGGGAAGAAGGGAAAAGAGTTTCGCCAGGCGGTCGCAGAAGTCTGCCTGGATCTGCAAGTGTCCACTTTGGACACTCGTCTCTCGGTTCATGTTGCCATCTGGCCACCCGATAATCGCAAGCGGGACGTGGATAACGTGCTCAAGCCCTTGCTGGATGCGATGGAACATGCCGGGGTCTATGAGAACGACAGCCAGATTGATGAGCTCCACATCATCCGGCATCCTCCAATGAAAGGGGGCGCCTGTTCAGTGGTGCTCGTGCCGATCAGTCAGCGTAACGCTACTCTGCGTAGGCTTCCTTCCGAAACTGCTCAATCCCTTCCAGAACCTCCTGCTTCAGAACCATAAGCTCCTGGATCTCGGTCCGTTTGCGCTCGGCAGAGTAGCTGGGATCTTTGACCTCGGCAATAAACCGGATAGCGGAGTTGATGTCCTTCAGGTCATTGGCCATCTGGGTGGTGTAGTCGTAGTAGGCGATTAGGTTCGGATACCGCTGGAGATACCGGTCGGCCTCGGCAAAGTCACCCCGCTGGATGATCCGATTGAAGGTGTTGTACTTGCGATCCGTAGCATCCTTGAGGCGGTAGAAGAGATCCTCACGGCCCCTGGGCACCTCAGGCCGCAAGAAGGCACCGACCACTGGGAACTCTTTAATGGTCATCTCTGGCCGGAAGGAAGATCCCTCACCGATCACGTTGCTTGACCAGGCCACCATGGCGCCAGCTGTACCAAAGATCGACCGGACCAAGTGATCCGCTTCCATCGGGTTCAGAAGACGGTTGGCCTCCGTTCCAGTCAGACCACTAAGTAGCTTGGCAGCCTCGGACGTGCGCATGTCGTACTGCTGATAGGCGTCCAGGTTCTCCATGCCCCGTGGCGTGATGGGCCGGCTGGTGAAGAAGTTGTAGTCCAGGCTGATCTCAATGAAGGGCTTGACTGCTGATGGGATCGGAGTAGGACCAAGCAGCAAGTCGATGGCCGACTCTTTGAGAGCCGTGCGCAGCCGGGCTGCATCCACCTCGTTTGCGGTTCCTTCGTTGATGATCTTGTTAACAACCAGCTCAGGGATAGCTTTGAAGAAGAAGGCGGCAGACGTATTCATCGGCAGGATCACGTCAGTGCCTGGGATGATCAGGTTACGAACCTTGGTCTGGTCATCGAGCTTCTTGTAGTCATCGTCATCACCAACCAATAGGGTGTAAAGGATGGCCGTTCCAGCCAAGAGTGAGCCGGTAAATGCTAATTGCTTGAGCGCAGCCGCCCGATCCTTTCCTCGCAGGCCACCACCGATCAGTGCGTTGTAGAGCACGTCAATCGACTGGGCGTAGGCGTTCAAGAAGGGGACCGTCTTGACCAGAGCCTGGGCAAGTTGGCCAGAGCCGTGGCGCAGGAAGTTGATCACATTAGATGCCTGGTACATGGCCAGGGCCTCGTCACCCGTTTCTTTCATGACACGGTTGTAGATCGCAATACGCTGGGCCATGTCTGAGGAATCGCCCCAGTGGTCCAGGGCTTTCATCACATAGTCAAAGGTGTTGTTATTGATGATGCCGATCTGGCGCTTAACATCGGCCTCCGGTGTTCGAGCGGGCGAGTAAAAGCCACCGATACCAGCCGACCGGAGAATGCCTGCTGCCGGATCCGAATCACGGACCGCATCAATAAATCCTTTGTAGACCCCCCCCATGAGAATGTCCGGGCGCTGGACGCCAGTAACCAGAGCAGCGGTCGGTGCATCTTTGAAGACCTGCTTGAGCTGGAAGACGGGCGAGAGGGTAATTGTTCGGCGGGTAAAGTTGGCGGCAGCGGCCAGAGGCTTCCACATTTCCATGCCCACGGTTTCCATGCCATAGGCTGCCTCAGCGATGAGAGGATCCTGAATCTCAACAATGTAGCGCCGACCGTTGTGGATGAAATCAAACCGGCCTTTCTCCCTGTCCACCTTCGGGAAGATCATGATCTGGCCCTTGATGTCCCGGGTCGCATACTCGGAGACGATACGTTGAGCGGCGTATTGACGCAGGCCGTTCATAGTCATGCGCATGACGTTGCGGGTCATGTTGTCGATCATGTTCTCGATCTCACGCTGAGTCTCGATCACCACGACATCGCCGGGCCTGTAGTCCACTTTGAGTCGGACCTCACCGTTGGCCGAAACCTCGTAGTCCTCAGGTTTCAATCGGACATCGTTGAGCTTGACCGCATTCACACGGCCTGGTTGGATCCTAAAGACATCCTGGTTTTCTTCCACGATGAAGTCATTGATCACAGAAGGCTTGCCGGAACGGAAGAGTTTCTCCCGGCCAATGTTAGTGGCGCTTCGAGTGGTGGCCTGCAATGGCGAGTGGACATCTACCTCGTCATTCATGATTCGATACCAGGGAACATAGTCTTTGATCGAGGCCAGGGCGTTGTATCGAGCTTCACTCAGCAGGCCCACGTTGCGCCAGAACTTCAAGAGGTTTTGATTGACCGCAGTGAAGTTATCCATGATCTCTCTGAGCTCAGGGTGGGCTTCTTCTCGTGCGATGAACTCATCAATCGCTATGTCGCTCATGACGACCTTTTCCTCGGCCAGCTGCTTCATGTCCTGGAAAGATTTCTTCTCATCTAAAAAGATCCGGAAAGTTTTGCGCAGCTCTCTCTTTGCTTTTTCAATATCTTTATCAGTGGCTGTTGGATCTTTTTCAATCCTCTTAACCTCTTTCTTTTCGTTCTCATATTGCTCATTGATCTTGTCAAATGCTTTTTGGCGTTCAACTACCTCATCCTTAATGCTGCGGGATCGCTTGGCCTCCAGGTAGCCCTGGATTATGTTGGTGCCCAGCTGCTCACCAAGACGCTCTTTGATCTTTGCCTCGGCCTCGTAGACCTTGGTCATGTTCTTCTCTTTACGGACGGCGGTGTACTGGAGAGTCTTGTCGTTGAACTCCACACCACCCAGGAAGAGAGTCTGGGTTGCGATGTTGCCGCCACGGAGCATGTTGTCCAGGGCCAGTGATGCAGTGGCCAGACCTTCAGCTGTCTTAACCTGGCCGCTGTATCGGATCCGGTCAGCCTCGTTGATGCCGCTGCCGAACCAAACGAACTTGTTGCGCAGGTACATCACGCCACGGTTCAGAGAGTTAAACATCATGCGCAGAGCATCCGATGGATTCTCAGCCATGTTCTTAAACTCGTCCTTGGCAAAGGAAACACCATTGATCATCATCCGCTTGACCGGAGAGTGATCGAGCATGGGTGTATCAGAAAGCTGATGACGGCGAACCAGCTCGGCATCTTCCTCAACGTTCTTCAGGAAGGTGAACTCGCCATTACCTGCACCCATGTAGGCAGCCAGTGATTCACGATCAAGTCGCTTCTTGGAGCCGGACATGATCTGGTCAAACACTTCATGCACCGCAAAGCCGTCATCAAATCCAAAGAATGATTTGAGCTTTTGAAAGATCTTGCGCACGGCCTTCTTGAATCGGTCCCATGGAACACCAAGACGCTGGGCCATGAGCTTCTCAGCATTGACTGCCCAGTACTCGGAGGCATTCACGAACTGATACAGATCGAGCGATGGCAGTGACCTCTCAACCTCTTTGGCCGCCTTCTCTGATGGATTATTGTGGAAGGCAAGAACGTTCTCAAAGAACTTCTGAGCCTTCGGATCTTTGTTTTGCCGGATCGCCTTTTGCAGGGCATTCAGATATGAGTTGATAACAGCCTGGCGTTGCTTGCCGGTCATCATCTGCTCAAGAGTGTGGACCAGCTCGTGGCGAATGGTTGATGGCTCCCTTACACCTTTGGTTCCAGTGTAGAGATGAACGATCCTTCGAGTGGTTTCAAATGCACCAGCCGATGCCTTGAGGCCAAACGCCTTGCGCAGCTCCTCATCCCTGGCGTTGAACTCGGGCTTGATTGAAAGTCGCAGTCCTTCGAGTAGCTTGGGGTCATCCATGTAGACCGCTTGAATGACAGCAAACACGTCGGGATCAATGGCCTGCTCTTTGTAGGGTGCCGTGCCATCGAGAGCTGCTCGTGCCTGGCGCATGAAATTCTCAGCGGAATAAGTTGGCTGACGATCCAGGTCGATGTCCTCTTTGAGTGTCTTGGCAATCTCATTGAGATTAGTAAGCTGACGTTGGATGTCGAGGGTCGAGCCGTATTGGGCAACCTGCTTCATCAGAGATGCTTGTTTCTGACGAATCGAGGCGTAGTAGGCGATGCTCTCCTTACGCTCTTGATCTCGCTTGGCGCTATCCTCTTTGCGCAATCTGTCCAAAAAGGACATATCCGCCGGCTGCGTATCTCCAGCCACTTCGCTTGCATCAATGTTGTAGAGGAAGTCGGCCTTTGAACCAAACGTTGGCTTCTTGGCCAGGATCATGTTCCCGATCTGGATCACTTCCTCAGCTGCCACTACCGGTAGTGTGGTCCGGCGGTCATAGAAATAAGCATGGCGAGTGGGGTCGATGCCGATCTGAACGTAGTTTGGATCCTTGATCGCCCTCTGTGCCTCAGCAAATGCCTGCTCGGGAGTGGTGTTAACGTACTCACCTTCCATCGTCTGGAGTGCATCCTTGGCAGAGCCAGCTGCGATCTCTAGCGCCTTGAGCTGATTGCCCAAACCAAAGGTAACGTTCTTGGCCTTGGCCACGGAGCCATAACCAATCACCTTGCCTGGTGCTGAGGCGGTGCGCTTCTGGTGGATGGACACCACAAAGACGCCCTTGCGATTGAATGCGGGGATGTCTAAGCGCAGGCCAACCTTGGTGCCGTTGGGGATCTCGGGATTGATCTGCTCCCGCTTCTTCACATCCAGGGCATCAAAGACTTGCTCGGACGTGGCAGGCTTCAAGGGCTCGGCGTACAAAGGGATGGGCTTATAGATGTCCACCAGCTTGTTGTATTCCTCAGCCGTCATGGTGCCGGCCTTCACAGCCTGGGCAGCAGCGGTCAACTCAGGAGATCGACCCGGGGGCAGCTTCTTACCTTTGACCTCCATGGCCTCGCCAATGTCCTTGGCTTCTTTAGGGCTGCCAAAGAGATCTGTCTGCATCTTCGAGGACATGTCCTGATTGACCGGATCTTTCACTGGACCAGGGATCGTCTCAACGATAGTGGGCTTAACTTGCTTCAGGTACTGAACGAATGTCTCATCCGGCAGATAGCCTTGGCCTTTGAGACCCTGGTAGAACCTGCGCAGCGCAGCGCCAAGTCGAGCAAAGAACTTCTCGACCACGCCAACGGGCTTCTCGTCGGTGACAGCCCAGCGGGATACTTGATCGGCATACCACTCGCTAAATGATGACCAATACCTACGGGGATCTGCTCGGTCAAGCTCTCTTACTGTTGTAATGTCAACGCCAATCTTTGTGGTTTGAGCCGTCGTCTTGGCCCTGAGCATTTCAATCGCTTCCCGGGCGGTCTTTCCTTGGCGTTGCGTTACCCACTTTTCATACGCTTCTTTGAGTTTGTCCTTGAGTTCCTGGGGGGCATTGTTGTAAGCCTCTCGTTCGTGAACGTGACCAAGCTCGTGGGCAAACATTTCTAACACAGCTGTTTTGCTTGTGGATTTCTCAAATAAGATGAAGTAAGAACCATCGGGCATGCGACGCATACGACCGCCAGTTAATGACTTTAATAGCCCAGAGCCAATCACCCGATGGGGGCCAGTAAAGTTATCTACGTTTTTCTTGGCGTCCTCAAAGGTAGACAGATAAATGTTGACATTGCCCAGGCCAAGCATGGACTTCCATTCTTTGAAGATCTCGCCCGTGGATTGCTCAATGTCTGAAGACATGGCAATGCCATTCTTAAAAGTAATGAATGGATCGTCTTTGTGCTTCTGCTCGGCTTCTTTTTCAAGTTGATTCTTGATCTCAATCAGCTTTGCTTTGTATGGTAAGAATGGTGTGGCCGTTGTTACCTCAACGTCATTTTCGCTGTAACGGTTGCCCATAGTCACTGCATAAATCGGGGTGCCGGCCTCTTCACCGTAGCCACGAACCAGACCTATGTTGGTCTCTGGGTCAAAGTAAACGGGCTGGCCACCGACTTGCCGGGCTACTGCACGAACACCCTTCTGCTCATCCTCGGTGCCCTTGAGCATGAACTCCCAGCCCTCATCTTCTTCTTTCTGCTGGCGTTTCCTGGCACTAATATCACCCTCTAGGGATGTGATCCAGTTTGAGTTATATCCAGGAGCCTTATTGAGAGCCTGTATTGCCTTGAGCATCGCTTTTCGTAAGACCTCTCCATCGCCCGTTTTGGTGGGCCAAAGGTCTTTCTTGCTGAGCATTTGAAGGCCGGTTTGCGATGTCTTTCGACCTTGAACAAAAATAGATTTTTGATCTCGTAATTGAAGCAGCCATTCTGTTGCGCTGATTCCTTTTGGCTTTATGTTGGCATCCTCTAAACGTTCAACGCCGACATCGTTATACGCCTCAAAGTAACTGCGAAGCACAGGCTCTACGTTAGCTTTCCAATAATCAAGATTTTTCTGTTGGCCGGCAGTGGGTGGCTGTTCAGTAGGTTTTGCCTCTTCCAATCCCGCAGCACGACGCATTACCTCTTTGTCCCAGAACCGTCCGTCTTTCAGCTTAAACTGTCCAACCACCGGATCTAAAGACACAACCTTTTCTTTAAGCAGTCTATTTAATGCAGTTTGCGCCTGATCCTTTGTCAGACCAAACTGTTCCATAACCGAATCAATAAACTTGTCAGCAGCATTTTGTTCCCGTATCGCAAGAACATAAGCGCCAGTTAGCTTTTTATCTTTCTTCTTGGCGGTCAGTCGAGCAATAGACTTAAGACCCTCTTTCTCAGCAGCGATCTCTTTAGCTTTTTGTGCGCTCGGAGCTTCTACGTTCTCAGCCGCAAGGTTTGTGGTGCCGGTGTAGAACACATCCCAAGTTTGAACCTCAGCTGGCTTTTCTTCTTTCTTGGCTTTGGGCTTGACCTCGGCCACTGAAACTCGTTCGATTAAATAACCGCCATCGCTATCTTGTGCCAGTACTCGGAATGTCTCTTTGCGACTTGTTATTTCTGTCGTGTCTTCTGGATCCGCATCTTCGGGTAGATATTGTTCAGCGTCCTTCCGATCAAATGTCACCCACTCCAATTTACTTGTAGAAATTTTGCTGAGATCGGCATCTGTGACCACACGCAAGTCTTGATTCCCAAGCTCTTCTTGTTCATACCGAACAACATCTGCCGCTGTAACGTTGGGACCAAGGTCATCCATGAAGGACGGTCCAGTTCGATAGATAGTGCGAGTTTGTACATCATCCTTTGGCTTCTCTGCCTCAGCCTCTTTGCGCTTGGAGATTCCCTTTATGCGATTAAGCAATTTCTGCGCTTCATCGTAAGCCTCTTGAAAGTCGCTTGAGGGCGCTTTGCCATAACTTATTTTTGCAATAGCTTCAGCTTGCTTACGAACAGCTCGAATATAGGCATCGGCCACGGGCTTACTAACGCCATACGCTTCTTGGACTTTCTTGGATGCATCATCAAAGTCTGCAACACCAAGCTGCCTCATGCGCTCAGTAATTGCATCTTCTAAGGGGGGAACATCAGTATCCAAGGTCGTCTTTGAATAGACGTAATTAACGTCTACCCTGCGATCTAAGGGCTTCAGACCCCTGGGTTGGAACGTTAACGTTATTGACTCTGTTGGCGTGTTCTTGATGAGGATGGAATACTTGGCACCTCGTTTGGAATCAGTCTTGGTTGCCAACGACACAATGGCATCAAACTCAACACGCTTAAGGGTTGTATCACCATCCCATGTCTCTTCGGTAAGAATGGTGGTTTCATCCGGCGTTTCAAACCTTCTTTTTCCAGATCCACGGCTGATGCTTTCAACAAACTCATCCAACACTTTTTGTGCAGGCCCAAGCTCCTCTGCCTCACGGGCATCTTCTGCCATCTGCTCAATAGGACTAGGCTCCGCTCCTACCCTGCGTGGGGCACGGGTGGGCTGCTCGGTAATCCCCTTGGTGCCAAATAGATCACCGCTTGGAGCTGCTGCCCTGACTGTAGGTGCACTGGGCGGTGGCGCAAGCTCAAACGTCTCACGCTTCTGATCAGCGATCTTGCGTTCTGCCTCAGCTGCTGCCCTGGCTGCTTCCTCAGCTTCGAGTCGCTCACGCTCAGCCTCGGCTTCACCGGAGAGCTCTCGGCGTTGAAGCTCTGCTAACTCTTCTGGGGTTTGGCCTGTGAGCTCGAATCCCTGATCTTGTGGAGGTACTGCTGCTGGGCTGGGTTCAGCTTGCCTTTCAACATCGCTCGGAGCAGGCCCTGGCCTTTGGGCTGCTGCCACATCTTCCGTCCTTGTGGGCTCATCACCTCTCCTCATTCGTTCAACAATCTCACGTCGTTCCATCTTTGGTTCGACACCAAAAAGTCCCTCCTCGGGTCGGAGAGATTCGTTGTAAGCGGTGGTTGCCGCATTACGCAGTGCTTCAATCGCACCTTTGTTGCTGCGTGGATTGGCCGCAAAGAGCTCCACGATAATCCTGGTGTCTGGGTCAACCGTCATGTCTACCTGGGTAGCGATCTCTCGCATCTTCAGGCCACGACGTTTGCCGCTAATGATGATCTTGGCCGCATCAGTCACGATGTCCCGGATGTCCAGATCGCCAGCGCCTTCTAATTGAGCCATTTGCGGTGCGACCTGCGCCAGGGCATTGACCACGAGCTTAGCCTCGGGATCATCAGTTTGTGCAAACATAGCGATGAGATCATCATCGTTGTAAGCCTGAGCAAAGATGGCGTTCTCTAAACGCTGTCGTGCTTGCTTGGTTGGTAGTCCTCGATCAACCAGCTTGGCACGTTCTTCAATCGGCTGGGCATTGATGAACTGACCGAGAGAGGCATTGGTAACCTCACCGTCCTCACCAAACTCAAGCGCCTCAAGATCCACACGATTGAGATCGTTCCGGGCCTGTTCAACCGGGGAGAGCTCCAACATGGAGGACATGTTCAGCTCATCACCAATGTCTCTTGTCAATCCCTCTTGCGGCATCACTCGAACCAGGATTGGCTTTTTCATGCTGGCGATTACATCAGGGCTAACCCCGTGCATGCTGGCGTCCCCCTCCATCTGCTCTACATACGGAGTAGCTGTCCCTCGATTAAACGCCTCTTGCAGTCCAGTGATTCGGCCGTTACCAGCAATTGCCCTGGGGCCAGGAACCTCTTTGTTGCCATAACGTGTATCCGGTGTCCCACGCATATCGTTGGACGTGATGACTTCATCGGCCTCGACTACGGCGTATTGGATTGGAATCTTGCGCCCACGGGCCGTGGTTACCACGTCCTCACGGCCAAGCTGCTCAGGAGCAAAGTCGCCGTAGGCAATGATCGGTGCGCCATCGGGTGTTCGTGAAAAACCAGCCCGGCCATAGTCAGGCTCACTGGCAATTTTTTCCATTTGCTCCAGGGATGCGGTGCTTGATCGGTCCCGATTCTGGAGAACAAACTCTCCCTTTTTGGCTTCTTGTGCAGCCTGGCGCTCCCTGCGCTCCTCGGCTTTCTGTGCCCGTATCTGGTCCTCAACGGTCTGGCCGGTCGGCGTAACCGGCTCTGTGAATATGTCACCAAACGAGGGCTGGGGTATCTGTCCAGGTTGGACACTTGGCTCAACCGGGGGTGGTAACTGTCCAGCTTGGACACTTGGGGCTAACTGTCCAGGTTGGACACTTAGCTGCTCAATCTGACCAAGGATCTCTTGCTCACGGCGGTCCAGCTCTTGGAAGGCCGGATCGTCTGGGGTGAGCATCGGGTCCATCCGGGCAGCACGAACCTGAGCCAGCTGATCCGTCAGTGACTTGGTCTGGGGTGTGGCCGGTGCTTGCTGGGCGATCTGCTCAACCGTGGGCGGAACCTCAATGACTTCTTCCTCTTCCACGACTTGCTCGACTGGAGCGGGTGTAACCGGGGGTTGGACCGCAGCAGGCGCTGGGGGCAACGGAGGTTGCGGCTGAGGCTGTACGGCCACCGGGGCAGCAGGAGGAGCTGCGGCAAGTCTTGCCTGGAACTCGGCCTCTTCCTCGGGCGTTAGTGCTTCTTCTTCTGGAATCACAGCGCCAGGCGGTACACCAGCAGGCGGTGGAGTGGGTTCGGTTTGAGGCTCTGCCTCGGGTTGCTGCGCTTGTTGTGCAGCACGTCTTTCCAGGTAACGCCCTGGAGGTGCAAGAACGCCACCAAGCACGGCACCGCCAATGAAACTTTCTAAATACTCATCCCGGGCTGCCTGGTCGGTGATATTAAGACCGGCCTGTAACCGCTCAAGGGATTGTTGGGCTGCTTCGGTCAAACCCTCAACCGTCATTGTTTTACCTGTGGCAAGGGCGTAATCGGCTGCCACATCTTTAAGGGCTTTGCTGGCAATTAATTGAGCTTCTTTTTCTGTGAGCGTCTTGCCTGCTTGACCAAAGACGCCACGAATGAATGGCATCATCCTGAAGCTAACAACATTTAATGCCGCCTGGGGAACCGCAGCTAATGCCGCATTCCCAAGATCCGTCTCTCCAATACTCTTGCCACGAGGATTATCTTCGGTTGGCTCCATTTGTCGCAGGAGGTTTGTTCCGGTGAACTGGGCTCCTGATGCAAGGCCAGCAGCACCTAACGCAGCAACCGTAGCTGCTGGACCAGTAAAGGGGAGAGTAAGAGCTGCTCCAGCAGCCGCTACAGGCAAAGCCATGAATGGCAAAGATTGACCAAGAAGCTCAAGAGTTTTAGTAACAGGAGCCTCTAAAAAGCCTTCTTCGGTTGGCTTAAATACTCGTTGTTGATAAGCCTGCTCTTCTTCAATAGCTTTTTGAGCCGCCGCTTCATCCATGAGGCCGGTTCGACCAGCTAAGGCATACCCTGCTTCTTGAGCTAATGAGACTCCAGACTTAAGCGCAGGCACGAACACATCACCAGATTCTGGCCCAAAGCCAATACGCTGGGAGAAATCCTCAAACGGTATGTCGGAGTAAAACCGCCGGTGTAATCCCCTGGCTAGATCTTCATCCGAAATGTCGTTGTACTGAGGATACTGCTTACGAAAATCCTCAAGACGCATTTTAAGGTGTCCTTAAACCAAGGGGATCGTTGCCTGCTCCACTAGCCATGCCGCCGGCACCAGCACCCAGTCGATAACGAACGTACTCCTCAACCGTGTTGATACCCTGTTGGCGTAACCGCATGCGATCCATAGGCTTCATGTCGCCCCACTCTTTTTCCACAATGGCCGGAGTTAAAGCGCCGGTCTTGGAGACGCCAAAGTATTTCTCAGCAAACTCCTGGCGCTTCGGATCGCCACTGAGGTAATCCTCTCGCATCTGTTCGTAGGTTGAGGATCGTGTCTGAGCTTCAACGATCTGACGGGCCCGGTCATCTGACATAAGTTTGTCGGCCAGCTGAGCCTTGCGATCAGCCATCTTGTCACTGGCTGCGTTGTACCGATCCACAGCCGACTGATAATCCTTGCTGGCTGCACTGGCCACACCCATGTTGATCTCATTCTGAGCCTGCATGAGCTGACGGGAGGCATTGGTTAACTCTCGTTCTGTCTTCTGTAAATCCTTGATGTCCGAGGCAAACCCCTGCATCGCCTGCGTTGCGCCTTTGCCGATGTTTTCGAATGCGTTCGGAGATGTCCCCGCCATGATGGCAAGACCAGCTTCGATGATCCGCATGTTCTTCGCTTCGTCACGCCTACCACCTAATGCTTCTTTCTCAGCTGCGATTTCTGCGGCTTGTTGAGCTGCAAGATCAAGATTGACCCCAGCCCTTTTGAAAAACTCTTGCGTTGAATCCACGTAACTCATCTTATCGCCAGGCGCAGGAGCTCCTCCTTGCTTGCCATAAAGACGCTCGTACATGGTTTCTGTTTGACTTAGCACCTCGTCAACATCCAAAGGTTTGAATCCACGAGCTGGCTGTGTTGCGCCCAATCCCTGGTCGGCAGTCAAGCTCACCGTCTCGGTTTCCTCGATCTCCGGAGCAATTCCCATGTCTTGGGTCTGGCCCATGGGGCGTCCCTGGAGAGTCTGTAGCCGCATGGGAAGCTGGCCGGTCTGCTGATAAAGGATCCGCTCTTCCTCGGTCATCTGGGCTGTGACATCCACGAGGCCCTGGTTCTGGAAGCGAGGCACATAGCCACCACCTTCAAAGGCTACGATCCCACCGCCTGCCATGCTGGGTTCAAAGTTAATGGGAGCCTGGTCAATCCCGCCGGTGATCGCCTCGGCCTGACCCATAACCTGGTCGGCAATCGTCATCTGCGGCTGCTGCATCCCAGCCTGAGCCATCTTCATGCGCTTCTCAAGCTGAACCTTTTCCTCTAAGAGGGGAATACCAATGTAGGCCGGGATGGTCCGGTTCTCTAAGGCATCTTCAAGCTGCCGAATGGAGAGCTTTTCTGCCTGGGCAACACGCCCTAGTCCTTGCCCGATCATGCTGCTTTCCTTCCCTTGATCTTGTTCATAAGACCAACGTCAATTCCTTCCTCAATCTTACCGCCTTCTTTCTTGCCCAGCTGGCTGAAGCCATAGGCTGCCGTGCCCAGGCCGGCAAGTTGAGAAATGGGGCTTGGTTGGCCGCCATACTGCTCGACCGTAGTCGTGGGTGTGGCGTAGCCTCGGAGAAGACCGCTGAATTGAGACAGACGCTGATACGGGGATTCTTGCGACAAGGCGTAGTTCTGAATGGCCTGGTCAATGATCGCCTGGCGTTGTGCCTGAGGAATCGAGCCCATCTGTTGCTGGAACTCCAGACGGGCAAGATCGGACGCCTGTTGGGTCTGACCCAATGCACCAAGATTCTGTCCAAGGTTGCCAGCCATACCGTAACCAGTCTGTGCTGCACCAAGGCCTTGAAGGCCAGCCTGCGCACCCTGGATGCCCAAGCCAGCGCCCTGCATACCAGATGTAACTCCAAACTGTTGAGCTTGGACCGCCTTATCATAAGCCGACTGAAGGCCCTGCGTTTGGATGTCGCTAAGCTGCTTATTAAGAGCTGCTTCTCGCTGAGTTTGAGCCAGGGTCTGACGGGCACCACCGTAGGTGCCTTGACGGGCGGCCTGAAGATTCGCACCGAGCTGAGCTCTTTGAGCATCCTCAATTGCCTTGGTCTTAGCCATCTCTGTCACACCTTGTTGATAGGGTGACATGTAGGCCTGAACCGCACGGGGGTCTGTGGCCATCTGGCCGTAGGAGAATCCGATGCCCTGACCGTACAAACCAGACTGTTGTCCCTGCTGGCCATATTGATAGGCGGGAAACGTGGATTCCAAAGCGCCTTGACCGGCTGCACCCATCAGTTGGCCGGCAGCTCCAAATGCGCCAGGACGCTCAAGATTGGCTGTCTCTGTAAAGACTTGTTCCTGTTGAGGAGTAAACCCAGCTACGTATTGGGTTGGATCCTGACTATAAGGTTGGAACGGTTTAACTCCAGTGATGTCATAGATCGTCTCTGTACCGCCATCTAGTTTGCTGACCTGCCTGGGTGTGGTCTGAAAGTATTCCTGTGTCGCTGCACCCAAAAGAGCTTCAGTCTGGGGACGAAGCCACTCCGGGATGTTGGACTGGGTAACCGTGCTTTGCGTGGTGCCACCACCGCCGCCGCCCTCAAGCGTCATGCCGGATCGACCGTTGCGGGGCTGGAAAGCCCGTTCGGGGAGCATTGAAAAGTGGTCGTATTTCATAGTTGTACTTCCATCAAAGTAGTGCGTGGCTCAAAGCCGAATCGTTTCCATAAGCGCACGATAGATTCCCTACCGTATCCTTGGACTTTTGTCGCCCCGCGCTGCCTCAAAATCATTTTCAACTGCTCAAACGTGTCATGGTTTGCTATGAGCCGTCCACCAATTAGTGTAATGAACGCTACTCGATGCCGGGGGTAGTTCGCAAATGACACGGTTGCGGCCCCCTTAATTTCATTCTCATCATTTGTGGCCACCAGGAGCAGCCACATACCACTGGTCAGAAACGCCTGAACGTGATCAATCCCATAACAGTCACTCCATTCTGGCGCATCGTTGTCTTTTGTTAAAGCGTCTTCTAAATAGTCCTTTACTAACGGCCAAATCTGGTTGATGTAATTCGCATCAACGTGCTGGATCTTTAATGTCATGTCGTCCCGGGTACAACAGCTGCAATCCCCTGATCCTCACCGGCAGGCGTCTCACCCGGAGCCGTGGGCGGGTTAAACTGGGCTAAATTTGCCAAATCACTTTGGTACTGAACCAAGGTTGGGTCGTAACCTGTGTATGTCAGGGGAGTGGGTGCGATGCCGGTGTAATCAAAAGGATTAAACCCTGCCTCAAAATATCCACCAAACGGTGCTGGAGTGCCAGGAGTTTGAGCGGCGCCATAGTCCACATACTGCTCACCAGAAATCTGAGCAGGCGAACGTGGTGTCCCAGCGTAGTTGATGCCCTCTGTACCAGTGAGATTAACGCCTTCTTTAAGATACTGATATTGAGGAAGATTTGATGCAGCAAGCAAAGCGTTAATCTGTTGCATTTTAGGATTTTTTGAATACCGAACATCAGGGCTTGCTGCGTAAACTTTGGTCCAATATTCGATGTCTTGTTGTGTCGGCTCATACCCAAGTCGATCTGTGTAAAGAGATCGTACTTCTTGCTCCGACAATAACTCCGGCATTTCGTAGGTAAACGTGTCCTCACGCTCAAAAGTTGGTGCCCCGCCGCCAAGTGCCTGGATATAACTAAGCTGACCTTTTGATGGAGCTTCGTAATATTGAGCATTAGGCGCTAGTGTTAACTCAGGAGCGTACAAAGATTGATATGCCAAATCAGCATTGATCTGCTCCATGCTCTTGCCGCTTTGCAAGTAGCCCTGTATGCCGGCAACATCAGCTGGTCTGTTATAAAACGTCTCAAATGCTGCATTGATCGCTTCAGGAGTTGGGGCTGTGCCACCCTCCTCTAAAGACTTAGCGCCATACAGTACATCGTAGTCCACATCCTCACGGACCTGGAGCGTATCAAAAAAAGGATTTCGTTCTAAAACTGTACCCGCAGGTGCCGGCTGGAAGACCGGTGCATTGTAATCAATGGGTGTGTAAGAGGATCTTGGTGTCTCAGCTGCGGCGACCTCATAATTTCCTTGACTTGCAGCGGCTTGTGATGCAGCGGCTTGCGAGGCCACCATGGCATTAGCCATCTGTGCGCCTGGATCGGGAGAGTAAATAACATCTGGGTTACTAACAGCCCAGTCAGCCCACTCGTTAATCTGAGCGTCGGTATACCCACCTGCCGGTGCGTTGGCCGTAGCAATTGCAACTGCTTGGTCTCGACTAATCGTCATGTTTACTCAGCCCCCCGAAGGGGGCCTCCATTAGTTAAGCTGCTGCTCTCGCATCAAGCTCTTTTTGAGCTTCAAACTTAAAAGCATCAACTAGATTGCACCAAGGGCGGTAGGATAACCAGAAACTAAGCCCGGCTGAATCCGGTTCACGATCAAGAACCTCGTGATACAGGCCCACAATAAAATCCTTGCGTTTGTCTAACTCCTTCTGAGCTTCCGCCTTGAACGCTGCTACCAGGTTGTCGTCTGGATACTGCTCCCAGAATCGTAACCCTTCTGCGTCAGGCGCCCGGCCCAGAATGTCGTAATACAAACCCGAAATGAATGCTGTCTTGTCGGCATCAAATTGCATGGATCTCTCCTTTAGGTTGGTAGGTACTTCTCCGCTTTGATTTCACGGCCCTGTTTCTTTGAGCCGGTCCGTGCTTCACGAACTCTGTCCATCATCTGGTAAAGCCGCTTGGCCCCAGCATCGGTTGATCCGTTGCCTATACCAGAGACTACATCGGCAGGAACAACGAACTCACCATCTGCAAGCCTGGCGGGTTGCTTCCTACCGATCTTGGCCGGGATGTCATCAGACATGCCATCGCCCGGGCCCTTCAATAACCGTCCACCATCAGAATAGGATCCTAAGTGTCCACCCATACGCATACGTCGGGCAACCGCTGTGTCAGCCAGGCCGCCCTCGGCCATAGAGCGTTTGTACTTATTGGGATCGTAACGGAATCTGCTCAAGGGGCCTGAGTATCTTGATTGCCCCGGTGCGTTAACTTGTGGGGTAAGAGCTCCGCCTATAGTTGCCCCAGCAGCGCCAAGACCAGCAGGCATCATCATGGGATTGTTGGCAGCAAACTGAGCTATCTTAGGGAACATGGGGTTACTAGCAGCTGCCGTTTGAGTGGCCGTTGGTACCGCTGTAGATCCCACCGCCTGCGCAGCTTGTTGCCGAACCGCTTCTTGAAATGCGGTAGGAGCTGCACTTGCCGCTGTTGATCCGGCGGTCGTCCCGGCAGTTAAACCAGTTGCACCGCCTGCGGCACCACCGGCGCCACCACCAGCTGAACCAGCTGCGGCTCCAGCCTGAGCTCCTGCTACACCAGCTCCAAGGCCACCACCAGCTGCGCCAAGTAAGGCGCCTTTCAGTGGGTCACCACCTGTTAACGCTGACATACCACCACCTGTGGCAGCACCGATTAACATCGCTTCGCCTACACCTGTACCCATGTCGATCTCCTACGTAAGAATGTCCATATTATGGTTGAAATACCAATCATTTCCTAGTCTGTCAAGCAATGGTCACCGTGGGTGCAACACCTGCAATAGCCAGTCGATCCGGTAGTGTTGGGACGAACTTGGCTGGTAGTGCGGACACAAAACTGATTGTCACGATGACCGAGGCGATCTCTGGCCGTGTGGGGGATGTCCCGGCGGCGTAGCTCTCAATCACCACATCTGCCCCATCGGACCACCAGGCAAACTCCAGATACTCACCGTTTGTGACCGTGAAGATCCCCGAGATATTAGCTGTGACGTGCGAGTAAACGGACACGCTTTTCCTGGCCGGGATGTCAAACCGGGTGTTACTCAGGGGATAGTTGACCCCACTGTTCTTGGCCCAGAGCTCAAACTCTTGAAGGGCGTTTCCCCGGTTGGCAAATTGGAACCGGGCAGTTACTAGGTACTGTCCGGGATAGGCAAAGGTAATCCTGGAGTTACTCTCAACGTTGATGCCATCGCTAAAGATGACCTGATTGAGCGTGACGATATTCTCGGATGTTATCCCTGCACTGGTCTGGTCCTGGTTGGACATGAGAAGTGCATAAGGAACCTCAAGCCCCCGTCCAAACCCGGACAGTAGCCCACCAGTCAGTCTGGAGCCAGAGAACTCGCCCCCGATAAAGTTGTCTGCTGTGTACGACTCGGCCTGGTTCGGTGTTTTGGAATCTAGGAGGTTGAAGTAAAGCCTGAGCGCCCGGACTAACTCGTCCATCTGGCCCGGATCGTAATCCTGTTTGGGTAACGGGAGTGCCGGAGCCCGGAACTTGACCATCCCCATTAGCGTTGTCCGTCTGGCCTGGCGTCAACCCGTGGTGATCCGAGCTGCCACTGAACGTTTAACCCATCGGAGCTTACCCGCATGGCCATCTGGCGTCCACGAGCCCGGATAAAGACCTGCTCGGTGTAGACCCCTACGGATGTTTCAATCACCGGTTTTTCGTTCAGTGCGTTATTGGTGTAAGAGCTGCCGGGGAAGTTTCTGGCCCGGATGCCGAACGTGACCTCTGCGTCATCCGCCGTGGTCGTGTTGAAGTTGACGTCAGGAATGATCCGCTTGGTCAGCATCAATTGGTTACCATCCCCAATATCAAAGTCGGAGGACTGGATAAAGCACTCCATGGGACTCTCGTCATCATTGAGCCCCACCTCATGGGTGTATAAGACGCCCGTGTTGGAGCCCTCTGGTGTGGTGGCTGCAATCGGGAAGTCCCTTGAGGCCACATCCAGCCACGCCGTTCGCACCAGGTTACCGTAGTACCAGATCTGATTGAGGTGATTGAAGATTACATACCGGTCATTCCAGTCTGAGTTGGCGCTGGGGTAAAACCACCAGATCTCCGTAAAGCCCTCGTTCGTCCCACAGACTACCTGATCCGCCTGGTCAAAGTTAATGTCCTTGAACACGTACTCTCGTAAGGTGCATGGAAGGGTCTGGACACGGCCATCGTAGAAGTAAAACTTATCGGATCCCATCCAGTAAAGGACGTTGTTGGCCGTAATGGCCCCCCGTGGACCGATAATTGAAATGTTGTCGGCAAGTTCCTGCAAGCCAAAGACATCCGTTGTGCCCAGATACTGAAAGCTGTAAACGTGCGTATCGGTCAGAACAATTGTTTCCTGGCGAGTTGGGATTGCCCGGACGATCTTGGATCCCCTGGACACTCGCAAGAAGCCAGCTGAGTTTAGAGATGTTGGCTCCCAGACATTAGGCTGGTCTTGAGAGGCCCAGCGAATCAGTAGCGGATCAAAGTCATCAGCTGCCCCAGCATAAGGTTGGCATCCAAACGCTAAGAGATGCTTATCGTTCTGAGAGATAAGGATCTGCATTGCTGAAGTAGGAACCGCTGAGGGTGCCACTCCGTTTAACGTGAGGCCCGACAACAACACAGCTCGTGTGGCCAGTGCGCTTGTTGGAACCACAGACGATCCACGTTCCCAATAATAGATGGGACCACCCTGGCTCTTACCGTTCGTGTCCACCTCCGACCGGATGTTCATCACCAGGTCGTTGTCAAAGTTATCAAAGAACCAATCCCTTTGCGGGAGGAAGACGGGCGTGTTGGATGACAGGCCCCAGGAACTAATTCCCCATCCACCCGTTCCCCAACCATAACCAGCCGTGGTTGCCGCCAGGCCAGGGTTAATTTGGCAGGCGATACTAATGGAGGATCCGCCCCCGGCTGAAACCGTGGAAGTGGCCAAAGTGGACACTTGGATCGAAAACGAGTCGGAATCAATCAGGGTAATGACATGCTCGGTGTTGATCTCCGCATCGGGAATCCCACCCACATTCCCAGTCACCCCAGAGATCGTGACATAGGCTCCATCATCACACCCATGGCCAGTGACATTCACAATCACCGTTGCTGACCCGGTGGTCGTCTCAATGCAATTGTCAGTGGCCGGGCTGACCAGCGTGGTACGCAAAGGAGTGATGTCGTAAAAAACCGATCCTGCCTCGATATAAACCTTGAGATTGGTACCGACCGCCAGGAAGTTATCTTGAAACGAAGTAACCCAGTTCCAGAGCTGCCGGCAGACGCCAAGAAACGTGTTGGGAGATGTCTTAGTCCAGCCACCCAATTTCTGTGGAAACCCGGAAAAGAATCGAATCTTGTCGCACTCAAACCAACCACCCTCGTTTGAGTAATTGGTGGTATCCCGATTGATCCCAGGGCGCAACTGAATCTTCTGTAAGGGCATCTTTTAACTCAGGTAAAGTTTTTTCTCATCAGCACGGCGCTTGACCAATCCTGGAAGCGTCCGTCCACCTGCCTTTACCCACATCATAAAGGCTTCTGCCGCCCCTTCATAGTCTCCCCGGTTATGGCGCATACGCACAGAAGACCGTTGAAGATTGCCAAGCCCCACATTAAATGCGAAGGAAACGAGAGCAGACTTTTGGCCATCAGTAGTAACAGGGCAAAGTCGATCCACGCCCCGTGTAAAACGCTGAAGATCTTGCCTAAGTAACTCATCGACTTCCTCCATGCTCCAGACCCGGTTGTCCTCCGGTCTGATTGGATATTCCCTGCGAATCTGCCCGGTGTAGTCGCCCTTTCGGACCATCGGCAGCTTGATCTGGTCGTGATACAAAACCCGTCCCACCCCGACTGTCCAGATATGCGCCGGACAGAGATAGGGCTTCTGCCGCACCCCCTCGTGGTGCTTCATCTGTTCAATGGCCTCGGGTAGTAAAACACTCATCGCTTCTTAGCAAAGGCTTGGGTACCGAACCAGAACGCCACAATCGAGGACACAATCGTCATCTCATCCTCAGAGAACACAAGGTCCAACGCCAAGGCAAAGTCCACCCCGGTGTTAATCGCCCACCACATGGCGGCGATATTGATGCAGACCAACTGCACCACGAAGATGTAAGTCACGATAGGACGCACCGAGGATCTTAGGTCGGTCACCCACTGGGAGGCGTTTTCCCCGATCTTGGCGTCATGCTCCAGAGCCGCTTGGATTGTTGCCGCTGAAGTCTCCATAGCAACCTGATCGGTTCGGATCTCCTCAATCCGTGCTTGAGCCGCAAAGCCTTGAGCCATTAGCGCAAGCTCTCTCTCCGTTGCCATTTTTGCAAGGTTTAACTCATGGGCTTTGTCTTGCCGGTCCTGGAAGAAATCAAGGATCTTGGGCAGGCCACCCGCCAGAAAAGAGATAAGTGTGGTCAGTAAGGTGATCATGTCGCCCCCATGCTAATAACTTGAATCGTCATCCACAGAATTGAGATGACCGCCGTTGCCCCACCAAGAACCAAAGCCACCGTGATGGACGCTTCAATTAGCGCCTGGCGTTGTGCCCTCTGGTCTTGAATTGCCTTGATCCGTTGCTCACGAATCTGGCGTCTTACGTTATAAAACTCCCGAAGACCGTCCATGCCGAGATGGCACAGACCGCCGTACAAAAACTCGTGCCGAATCTCGGCTTCCATCTCCCGCATCTTGACCTTGGCGGCGTAAGCATCGAAGGCTTGTTTGGTGTCGTCACCGAAGCTGAGCTTCTTAAATAACGGGGGCTTCTTGGGCTTTTGCTCTGCCGCCTGCTCTAGTACATCTGCTGCCTGCGCCCATTGGGATAGCTGACCGAAGACATCTTGGACTTCACGCCCGACCTCGACCGCTTTCTTGATACCACCCCATACCGCTGAGATGGTCGCTAGGGCAGTGATTGGATCCATTCACCTTAAATCCCAGGTGCTACATAGTCAGGAGAATAAGGCAAATCAACATCAGGAAAGCCCTCGGCACTAGGCAGATCTCGTAAAGCCTGACGGTAGTTAGCCCATTCCTGATCCATCGCCACGCCTGTCTCAGCCGCACGAATCACACGCCAGTCACAAGCCTCTAAAGCCCTATCACGAGCCGCACGAACCTGTGCAGACTTGCTTGCAACATCAGCCGCAATTTCTTCTGCGGTTTTATCAGCCACAGCGACAATAAAGGCAAAGCCGTTTTCTACTACAGGCTCACAAGGCACAAGTTTCTGCGTGGCTCTGTTATGTTCTCTAAACAATGACACTTTATAGGCTTGGTGGGCTGATAAAAAAGCATCGCTAGGCCCAGAGGCAGGGAAGGATGTGTTTGGGAAAGCGTCTTTGTAGTGGCTTACTTTGCCGTTAAAGTAGATTTGCATGATTAGTCCTTATAAGTCAGGTAAAGCCGCAGTAGGTGGGGTAAATGCCGATGTATAACGGGCCACGCCCTTTGTGATACGAAGGTCGTCTATGAAGCCGTTGAAATAGTTTGTATTACCAGAGGCAGAATCAACGCCAATTAAAGGTCTATTTGTTGCATTTGTGTAAGTTGTTGAATCTGTATAAGTAGAACCAGCTTGAGTTCCATCAACAAATAACTTTGTATCTGTGCCTGATCTTGTTAAAGCAATGTGATACCAAGTTGAAGTTGTTAGCGTTGCCCCCGTAATTCTATTGGCATTGTTTGCAAAATAAGTAATGACCGCACCATTCATATAAATAGTTGGTTGCGCCCCGTTTGTTGATGGTGGCCTGCTGTCATAAATAATTGGTGTTCCAGAGGTTGTATTAAGATAGAGCCAAAACTCAATCGTAAAATCACCAGTACCAAAGGCAAAGTTTTCAGCTTGCCCGCCACCCATAGCCAAATAATCCCCAGTCCCATCAAACTCCATAGACCCAGTACCGTACTTCTTAGTGGTCGTATCCACCTGAGCATTGCCGACTGTCTCTAGGTTGTTCTTGCCTGTGTTGTCGAATATGCCAGCGTTGGTGAAGTTTAGGAGTAAATTGCCGCCTGTTGTAGGTGCAGTTGGGATTGCTACTGTAGACGATGTTGCATTGTAACTGGACGAATTTGATTCGTATTTGAAATTAGAAATGTAACCATTATAAATTTGGCTTGCCGTCACTCCATTAGAACCTATTGCTACATTTTGATTTCCTATAATGTTTCGTGTATTAGAATTTGTGTCATTACGAACTCCATTTGAATAGATAGAAAGCGTTGAGGATGTCCTTGTAACAACAATCCAATTCCATGCCCTTTTTTGAAGTGGCACTGAGTCCAAAGTATCATTAGTTATTCCTCCTCCATCAAAAACCTGTATTCTCATTTTGCCATTTGCTTGAAAGCGTAACCTCCAAGAGTTGTTGTCTGTTAAATCATCTTTAACTTTTGACGCTACGACTTGTTCTGTAGCGGGATAATCGTCAAAATACATCCAATAAGAAATACTAAAGTTTCCAGTTCCAGGGTTTAACGCAGTTGTCCCAGTTGCAACAAGAAAATCCCCATTCCCATCAAAATACCCACTCCCGCCATTCACACTCGCAGAATAAGCCGCAGATGGCGCAAAGGGGCTGAAGGGTTGGACGGAGGTGTTGCCGTTTACTGTGATGGCAAAGTTGTTTGTGCTGTTATCCTTGAAACGGTTGGTCTGGCAGGTGAGTAGAGAGGTGTTAGCGATTGCTGTTAGGGGTGAAGTAGGTGGGGTGAAGGCGGCTGTGTAGACCGCTGTACCTTTTACAACCCGCACATTTGACATATACCCATTAACAGAATACTTAGTTGCGTTTGATGCCGCACCGCCAATTCCTAAAACAGAAGAGGTATTAAAGTTTGTAGTATTTGTTGCGCTTCCTGATGAAGTGCCGTTCCTATAAAGCGTAAGTGTTGAGCCGTTACGCACTAAAGCATAGTGAATCCATTGTCCTACTGTAGCCGTTCCAGTTTCTGTAATTACAACAGAGCCTGATGCATAGACTACTAATCTTCCATTGCCCGCTCCTGTCTGCAACATTAAATCACCAGCAGAAATGTAGCCCTTAGCGTATGGAGTCTGGTATCCCGAAATAGAACTGAAGTTAATCCAAAACTCTATCGTGAAGTCTCCGCTTTCCATATCTGAAGCGATATTGTCAGCAAATTGCAGATAGTCATCAGCCCCGTCAAAATAATTACTCCACCCCTCAGAGAACGGGCTAAATGTACCCTGCGTGGTATTGCCGTTACGAGTGATGGTGAAGTTGTTTGTAGACGAGTCTAAGAAGGTGTTGTTCTGTGCGCCGTTGGTTCCGTCACCGTGTAAGAGTAGGACGGTTTGGTTGAAGTTGGGGTCAGGTTGACCGCCTCCAGAGCCGGAAGCAGCCATTAACATTCCAGTTAAATCAGCCATTATTTAATATCCAATCCAGCAACAAATCCAAACCATGTGGTCCCAGCATCACGGGTCGTAAAGACCAACTGATCCACACCCGAGGCCGTTAAAGTCGGAGCAGTACCGTCGGGCCAGTCCACAGCCGCAGGCCATGTAATAGCAAATGCACCGCCGTTGGTAAGCTCCAACACAAAACATCCAAAATCGCCAGAGGCTGGGGGATCGCTAAACGTAAACGTACACGCCTGGTCCAGCGTGGCAGAAAAGAAGTTCGCATCATTTAAATCAAGCGTTCTCGTTGCGCCCGTATTACCAACCGCAGAACCTTCAATGGCGTAATCTTTTAACGTAGGACGGCTGACAATCTGATCCGCACAAGCCAACTCACCAGACATCGTTGCACCAGCAAGTGTGGGGTTTGCATTAAACACAGCCAGCCCCGTGCCAGTCTCGTCTGTTAATGCTGATGCCAGGTTGCTTGAAGAAGGTGTAGCTAAAAAGGTTGCGACATTAGAGCCAAGACCAGAAACACCGGTTGCAATAGGCAGGCCCGTAGCGTTTGTCAGGGTTCCAGAAGAAGGAGTGCCAAGAGCGCCGCCATTAACAACAAACGCCCCGGCTGATCCAGTATTAACGCCTAGAGCTGTAGCGACCCCAGTACCAAACGATGTGATACCCGTACCGCCCGAAGCCACAGGAAGTGCTGCGCCAAGAACCAAGGACGGGATGTAATCAATTGCTCCAACGACATCGGTGCCGTTGTTGTAAACAATCGCTGTTTTGCCCGTGGGGATTGCTACACCGGTCTGACCTGAGACCTTGATCGTAACCTGCTGGTTCGAACCGTTCTTAACAATGTAAGGCTTTTCAATCGCTGGGACTTCAAGAACCGCAGCTCCGCCAGGAGAACCCGTTAGGTTTAGGTAAATCGCCCGTGCGTCTTGGGCAGCATTTGAATTAGTGAGCGTCAGCGTGATCGTGGTGCTTGACATCGCCACGTCAGCTTTACCGACAATCGACTGCTCAAGAGCCGTTCCAAGGTTGGTGTTAGTGGTTGTGCCCCAGGTTCCCGCCTGTTCGCCCGTGGCGATCAGCTCGATCTTTAGGTTGGTTGAGTAGGTGCTTGCCATTTAAAACTCCTATGCGGCGATGAGTGTCCAGTTGGGCGTCTGGTTATCGTTGA